AAAGGGAAGTGGCGGATTTTTGTTTTGGGAATCAAGAAGGGGGTATAATTTCTTTGCCGTTGATTCTCTATGCGCTGACGATGATAGTAAGCAAAGACCAAAAAGTCTCCAGTCAAAGTCCTGGGGTCCATATTATGAAGCTTTAGGATCACAAGACGATGATGGTAGTGATACACGTCTTCGTATCTATGAATCTTATTTTGGATCTGAAGTTGATCTTTTACAATCTCTAAGAAAAGGAAAATATTCTTCTTTGGTTGTATTCTTCAACCACTCAACTGGTCAATATGAAGAATATGTCTATAAGATCAAGGATAGTTATGACAATATGGCACATCTGGGTGGTCAAGAAGGTCTAACGTTAGTTCCAGCAAACGAAATAGAAATGAGTGAATATCCCACAAGGATTATGTCTATACTACTAGATCATGAAACATGGTATAATGAGGCAGGTCCAGCATCTCCAGATGAAAAAGATGGATCTACTTCACCATCAAAGTTTGCTGATTGGCAAAAATACTATGCTACTCAATCTATCGCAAGATACGAACTACTCAAAAATCAAACTTGTACAGTTGTGATTCCTGGTAATCCAGATATTTGTGCTGGTGATAAGATTGATATCAGATTGGTTAATAAAGTTCCAACAAAAGATGGGAGAGAAGAACCATATGATACCGAAAGTAGTGGTGTATATTTAATTGGAGAGGTAACTCACTCATATGATCCATTAAGTGGAACATCTGGTAAGTTTCTGACAACGCTCAGACTTCTACGAGACTCTTATGGTCTAAAGGATAGAGCATCAAATCATGGCACTAAATAATGTATACGGAGGTAACTAAACATGGAAAGCATCGAAAAGCATATTGAGGCAGACAAAGAAGAACTTTCTAACCCTCAACTTTCCCCACAACGTCGTCGCCACATTGAAGGCGAATTAGAAGAATTAGAAGCATACGCAGAGCGTCATCCAGAAGATCATCATGATCCTTCATCTTTGGAACTATATTGCGATAACAATCCAAGTGCCCCAGAGTGCTTAGTATACGATGATTGATTGATATGGATCAGTTATTATCACAAATGTTCCCTACTCATAGAGTTGGAAATTCTTTCAACTGGTGGGTAGGACAGGTAGAAAAAAAAGCTTCGGACGATAAGAAAAACAAAGGTGGTTATCGTTTCCAAGTTCGTATTGTAGGGGATCACCCCGAAAGTAAGCAGATTCTGCCTACTGATGATCTGCCATGGGCAAATGTGATGATGCCTGTCAATGTTCCCTTCATGCCAGGAAACACTGGTGGTGCTAGTTGCGGACTGGATGAAGGGTGTTGGGTTGTTGGTTTTTATCTAGATGAGGATAAGCAAAAACCACTGATCATTGGATCTATTGGACAGACTCCTGGTGCTACCACTGTCACAAAGGTTCAGCGACCAGATGAAGATAAATCATTTCAAACAGTAACTTCAACAACTAAAAATCCCATCTCACCTAAAACTGACGGAACTCCACCACCAGAAAATCCAGAGGGTGGTCCAGAAGCAGAAGCAAATAAAGTAACAGGAGCACTTTCTGACGGAGCTTGTAATGAAGATGGAACAGAGAAAGTTCCAACGCCAGATAGAAGAACTAAATCAATTGCTGAAGAAACTTGGTGTCAGGAAGTCGCAGAAAAATGTGATAAAGATGACATGAAGCAACGCATGACTTTTCTTCTTGGAGAGTTTTTAGCAGAAGTTCAGAATAATGATGGAAATATTGGTGATTACTTAGTAGGGCAAGTAAACGGAAAAATCAATAGTGCCGTTGATGTTGGCAGAAAATACGTCAATAAAGCAATGTCCGTTATTCGTGAGTTCATTGCTAGAGTGAAAGGTTTTGTCATCGAGAAGATGACGGCAGGCGTAAAAGACCTTATCAATGCTCTGCTTGCTCCAAATGTTTTGGGTAACACTCTTACAGGAATTACAGAGTGGTTCAATGAAATTCTAAAAGACCTTGGTTGTCAGATGGAAGATCTCAGTAAGCGTTTGGAAGAGTGGCTTACTGATGTATTGATGAGTTATGTCAATCAAATCTATCAAGCAGCTGCTTGTTTACTAGATGCTCTCGTAAATGGTATCTTGTCCAAGATTAATTCTTTACTGGAAGAAATTCTCGCTAGTGTTCTTGGACCACTACAAGATATCCTTGGAGCAGTAGCACTACCACTAAACATCATTGGTGGTGCTATTGATTATGCTTTGGAACTGCTTGGCATTTCTTGCTCTGGTCCAAGTAATGAGTGTGCTCAATATAAAATTGTTTGTACCGATGGTAGTAAGAAAGAGAAAGGGGATGATAAAGACTTCTTAGATGATCTTCTAGAAGGTATTGATGATTTGTTCCCTGTAACTGGAGCAGATTACAATCAATATGTTTGTGAAGATGCTTATCAGGGTACAACTCTTTCTGATACGAGTGTTGGGTTTACTGGTGGTGTGCCAGCATCTACATCTAATACAACACCATCAACCAAGAAAGAAAAAATTACATATAGCATTCAAGATATTACAGTAGAAGAGGGTTCTACTGCTCAGTTTATGGTCACTAGAAGTGGTTATACTGATTATGCTTCTTCAGTAACATACAAAACTTTGAAAAATAAGGGAACAGCAACGGAAGGTTCTGATTACTTGGCAGCAGAGGGAATTCTTGGATTTGCTGCTGGAGAAACTGAAAAGTATATCAATATTCAAACGTTGTATTCTGAAGAGAGTGAACCATCAGAACATTTCTTTGTTAGACTGAAGAAAAACTCTCCAGGTAATAATAGCGGAATCAAAACTTATTTTGCTAAAAATGTTGGTAAGTGTACAATTATAGAAACTAATTTACAAGAACCATCGAATCCTTATCAACCAAAACCAACAAATCCAGAAAAAGGAATCAATGATACGTTCCCACCAGATACTGATCCAGGTGACGGCGATACTGGTGAAGATACAACTGGAGGTGGATCAACAACACCAGCATATTTTGTAACTCCTGATAAGACAACAGTTCAGGAAGGTCAATTTATCATCTATACTATAACTACCAAGAATGTTGATGATGGAACTATTATATACTACAGTCTGAGCGGTAGTGGAATCACTTCTGGTGATATTGTTGGCGGATCTCTTTCTGGAGACTTTGTAGTCAACAATGGAACTGCTAAGGTTGTAGTTGGATTAGAAGAAGATGGTGTTGTTGAAGATGAAGAAACACTTAGATTTACTCTGAATGGAACTGGTGTCTATGCTGATGTTTTGGTAACAACAAATGATGATGACAAGGGTCCAGATGATCTAGAGGACTTTGATGAGGGCATTGGTGAGACTCCAGAGAATGTATACTCTGAGTTTACACCACCAACAATTGATCCAACAAAAGTTATCACTGATGATAATGGTGGAATTATTGAGATTCCTATCGATGATCCTGGTGATCCATGGGCAGAACCTCCATATGTCTGGATTGGTGGAGAAGGTATTGGAGCAATCGCAACGCCACTATTAGATCAAGACGGATATATCAAAGAGATTCGTGTCAAGTCCCCTGGTTATGGATATAAACTAAATCTAGCATCAAATGCTGGAGTTCGTTGTATCATTGATACATTTACTGTTATTAGTCCAGGACAAGGTTACAAGTCAAAACCAGATGTATATGTTAATGGTAACAAAGATGTTGCTGAAGCAATCATCAATGATGATGGATTTGTTATTGGAGCAAGAACTCTAAACAGAGAGTTGACATTTGAAAAGATGCCTAAGATCCTAGTCATTGGTGGTGGAGGTTATGGTGCTACCATGATTCCATCTCTTGTCTGCCTAGATACAGATGGACTATCTAGAGTCGGTTCTACTAAGATTGGAACTGGTCGCTACGTTGATTGCCCATAGGAGAATAGATAATGGCACACACAGACGGACACGCAAAAACTGAGGCAAGAGTAGCAAGAGCTCAAGCAGCAAATAAAGAAACGTATGAAACGTTGAAGACGGAGGGACCTGCTAAACCAAAGACACCAGATGAAACTCAAGAACTAGCAGATTGTCCTAAGTATTCTACTATTCATAAATGTACTCTTACTAGATCTGACATCTATACACGATTGATGCCAGATGAGACAACTGGAGCACTGAGGATTGATGGTCCTATTCTACCAAATGCTCCTGGTGGTGGAGCATTTATCTGTTTGAAATCTGATGGCAAGATTGTCATTAGAACAGGACCAAAATCTACAGATAGCGGTGCTGAAAGTGGAACT